TGGGAGATTGTATGCTTCAATGAAGCTCCAGCCTCCGTGATGTTTTAGATAGAAGAACTGCTCATATACGCCTTCCATGTACTCACTGCTTAGGCCAAAAAAACTCCGCAGTAAACGGCACCTCCACATCAGCAACGGAGCCGCAGTTGTCGCATTCACAAGGTTGATTCATATCAACGTTTGGCGTAACGACTTGAAGACAAGCTCTGATGTGCCTTGCGTCCTGTGCTGGCATGTTATCGATGAAGTTGTTGACTTCTGCTCTGTCGGTGACACCATTTACAGATACGACTAGGATTTTTAGCAAGTCAGTTGACGCAGAGGCATCGAGCTTATGCTTTGCCTTCTTAGCAGAGGTTTGCATAGCATTCTTCTCGTCCTGAGCGGTGAAGAGACGAAACTCTGCGGTGTATCCTGTTCTTGGTAGGACTGCTGTGAAAGTTCCGTTGTCAGTCGCCGCTACGCCGCTGTCGCTATTTTCGTCAGGCTGAATGCCCTCGTTATTTTCAAACTCAGTCAAGTCGAAGGTGTGCGCCTGTGCGGTGCCACAGGATGGGCAGGATACTTGGACTGTATAGTCTGCACCATAACCTGAGACTCTTGCCGCAACTAGGAGAGCGTTTTTGTCTCCGATGAGCAAGTCGTCTGGGTTGATGTTCTTATCGACGATGAGGTTAGATACGAGCCTGTCTATTGCAAGTCCGTTCTTGAGTAGCGCCTGAGAGGTTAAGATGTCCTCGTCTTTGGCTGTCATATAACGGAGTTCGATAGTCTCTTGATTGTGGAGCGGGTGATCCGCTGAATAGAACTGTCCTCGGGAAGGAAGTTCTACGAACTCTGTGGGTGTCACATAGGACAGTCCAGTGGTTTGAGTTGGAGCAGCTTGAACTGCTTGTGCTGGCGCAGGGGAAGTTGCCTTCGTGCGTCCTTTATTTCTTGACATTTACACCTCTAATGTATTTGTTTGTATTATGTCTTTATAGTATAACACGCTTGAATGAATGTTTCAAGTGCTATTTGTTATTTGTCTATTTTAGGTGGCTTGGAGGATGTTGTATTTTGCCCAATCATATTGGATAGTCAACTGAATGTCTATCATTTCCTCGGAATCATACGCATGAGAGCCAAAGTTTACTTCAGTGATGAAAGCGTTCTTGAGAACCCACTCTGCTTTTACCTCTGCGGTTGTGTCTCCGCCACTAGGATTTTGATTTGTGCCTATTTCCATTATTTTTACTATCCCTAACTGACTTGTGGCAGTATTCTTAGTAATAGCGTGATTAATAATGTTATGACTGGAAAGGGCGGTGGTTGCCGCGCCTTCGGGATCTGCGTAGCCGATATTGCCAAGGTAGTCCATGAATATTTTTGACGCATTTGGACTCAGAGCGTCAACTAATGTCAATGAGACAGTGTTCCACTCGACACGACCTGGATAATGGAAAGTGTGGTTAAAGAACTTGTGAGGGTTTGAACTCACAGTATATGACGGGCGATCCACAGACTTAGCAAGAAACTGAAGGCTCTCGCTTTCGCCTGGTGTAAACTCAACGAGGAACCTAAAGGCTCTCTTTGGCTCGAATGTGGGTGAAGTCCAGAAATCTGACATTATTTGTTTCTCCTATTGATATAAATAGTCATTAGTTTAGTTTAGTCCTCGAATCCTGCGCCTGAACTTGTAATAACAAAGTCGAGGGCAATAAACTCAATAGAGCGTGCTGGTTTGAGGAATATCTTAGCGTACATGACATTTCTATCAACCAAGTCTGCGGTTGTTGTGGTTTCGTCAAGAATGATTCTAAAGTCTGAAAGTCCAAGTCTTGCTTGGACGCTTCTCAAGAATGGCTCTGCTTTCGACAAGAACCTGTTCCAAGTTGCTGAAACGTTTTGATCGAAGAGGACAGTTGCTGCCATACGGGAGATTTCTTTCTTCACGTAAATCATTAGACGGCGAACGTTGATTCTGTCGAGAGCAGAAGGAGTCACTTGAAGTGTCTTCTGTCCGAAGATTACGATTCCCTCTGCTGGGAATGAAGCAATCGGGTTGATGTTCGCTTCATACAAATCATCTCTGTTCTTGGAAGTCAATCTCTCGCGAGTCTGAATGACTCCAATTCCTGCGGAACCTTCTGTCAATCCACCTCGGGTGAATCCAGCAGGAGCAAACCATAGTTCGCTTTTGCGTTGTGAACTTGAGAATGTCCCAAGAGCAACGATTGAAGGCGGTGCCCAAAGGAGACTATTGGTTATAGAGTCGTTGATTTGAACCCAAGGATAGTAAGCACAACCATAAGATGAGTTTACTCCTCTTGTGTTTAGGTTACTGATTGCGGTTGAAACACTTCCGACTCTATTTGCGATAGTGGCGGTGCTTTCAGCGCTTGTTCTGTAGCCAGAATCCAAGTCGATGACTGCAAGAGCATCTCCACGAGCCTCGCATACTTCCATCATGTGGGTAGTGAGTCCTGCGTGGTAAATACCTGGCATAGCCATTAGGTTGTATTCTACTACTTCTGGATCAGCTACGGTGTCGATTGCTCGCTTTGCTGAGTAGTAAGCGTATTTTGTAGAATCGGTTCCGTCTGCGAGAGCACGAGTATAGTTGAATGGATCTTTCTCGGTGATGTTCAATCCGTCGTAACCGCCGTAGAGTGGAACGGTGAAACGGTTGTATCCGTTATCGAGAACTGCCGTATATGAACTACTTGTCCAAGAGTTTCCTGCCAAGCGTGAACCAGATACCCAGACGCCCAATGCGATACCAGTGTCTGCCAATGCTGATCCAGATACATCGTCAAGAGAGAACATGTATGAGTATTCAGTAGAGTCTCCCGTTGCGAATGAGTCTATAACAGGTGGAAGCATACGAACGGCGTCTGAATAGCTTGAATCGTGGCGATTGTTGCCATTCTGGGTTGTGTCGATGCCGAAGTAAGCGTTCTTTGGATCTGAAAGATTTCCAGCGGAGGCGCTTACTCTTAGTGGAATCGCTGGGTAGTACATACTTCCTGTGAACCCGTCTGCTCCATCTGATCCACTTTCGATAAAGTTTGCAGATTCAGCTAAAGGAATACTGCCTCCTCCCTGCGCCCAAGCCCAATCTGGAACAGAGGCGCTGTTAGCCGAGTTATATGTCCATCGCTTCATACGAACTGGTCCGAATGAACCGAATGGAAGTAATGATGCGTCTGTTTGGCTTTCATTCACTTCTACTCTGATGAACTTAGATGCGTTTACGTAGTTTCCATAAACACGGTGGCGGCGTTCAGTGTCATCCCAAGTAAGGTATTGATCTCCGATTTTTCGTCCGATGTAGTTATTGGAGTCACGGTTTAGATTTACTGAACTGTATCTTTCGAGAACAACTGGTGCATTGTCGTTGTCTCTTGCATCTCTTACAAGAACGCTGAATGTGCCGTATTTTTGATCTGGGCTCGTTGGAGCCTTGATGTCTGCGATTGAGATTTTGAGCTTCTTTTGCTCGGCTTCGCCTGCGTCAAGAGTATGGAACTTGAATAGTTTCGTCATATTCTCGGCTTGATAGTTTGCATAAGCTCCAATATCCTGTGAAATAATCCAAGGAGTTTGCGCTGCTTGGAATCCTCCACGGAAGTCTGCGGCGCTGGTTGAACCACTGTCCAATCCTAGAACTGTTCCGAAAGTATTTGTAGTGCTTCCGACGACATTTGCAAGGTGTCCTTCGTATGTAGGTCCAAGCCAATATGTTTCTGCCTGATCTGTTTGAGTTATATCTGAGTTAGTCAAAGTTGGATCGGTGTTGAATACTTTTCGGATATACTTTGAAGAGGAAGGAGTGAAGTTGAAAGAAACTTCTTGGGAAACTGCTCCAGCAGCGCCTAAGATAACTGCCTTATAATCTCCACTATCATCTGCGTAAAGACAAGCGGCGGATTGTGACAGAACTGAATTCTCACCTCTCAATGTTCCTGAAAGTTCGATAGAACCAGTAGTCAAATACCAGACTGCTGCGAGTGCGCCGTCAACTGATGTTCCTGATGAGCCAGATTCAAATACGAAGAGTCCGTATGCTCCACCGTTGTCGTCAGCGGCAGAATCATTTTCCAAAGCTGTATACCAGCCTGCTTTTCCTGCGGCGGTATCTGACAATCCAGATTGCTCGGCTCCTAAGAGACGAACGACTGTAGCGGCGTTTGAGTTGCGGAGGTATGCTTGTGCGGCGTAAGAGGCATAAGTTGGTGTGGTGTAGTTTCCGTCACGCCAGATGTCTCCACCTTGTCCGCCTGCGATAGGGTTTCCGAAAACCTCGACGAACTCTGAAAATGAGTTTACTTTCACGGGGCGCATTGCTGGCCCTCTCTCGGTGCGTCCAATAATGACTGGACCTGTCTCCGCTCCGATTTTTGGCAACTGAGAGTTGTCAATCTCGTTTATGAAGATACCTGGTGAAATGAATTTGAATGATTTGACTGACATTATGTGTTATCTCCTTGCAGCATTATAACATAATCTTCGAAATAAGTATTTATATTCGTATTATCGTAAGTAAATAGTTGATGAAAAACCTAAACGCATAAATAAATAGAGACTACTCTCTATAAAACGGAACATTACCACTGAGGTGCATATTCTCATTTATGTCTCCGAATATAACTCTTTCTCTCGGCATCTTTATTTCCACTGCGTTCTCTCTGCGAACTATCTTTGGTTGCTCGTCGTTTTTGCCTGCTCCAATAACATAGCCGATGACTCTGAATGATATCTCTGTCTTGTATCCTCGCTCATCTTCTCCGAGGGAGGAGCCGTTATTTTCTATTGAATAATCTGATTCAACGAAGACTTCAAATCTGTGCCCGTCTTTTTGAGCGACGAAGTAGTTTATACCACCTGGAGCCGTCATAAACGGGGTTAGTATCTCGTTCATTTGCTGCTGATACTCTGTCTTGACTGTTAGTTTGTATGTTGCTTCGAGATAGACGGGGATGGGCATTGTGAGAGTTTCGTATACTACTTTTTTATTTTGTTTTCTCGGATATGTTTCTTGCCCGTTGCCGACATTGAGAACAACTCTTTTTGAGTCGGCGTTGGCGAAGTTGGCGGTTTTGTCTTGTTTTATTACCCTGCCGACGGTTATGGAACCGCCTTGGACATCGTTGATGTTTGAGATGGGGGCGTAGACTGAACCTCTCTTTGAGATGTCTTTCGCTATTGACATTCTCTCAACTGTCATTAGTGGATAAATGAGGACACCGTTGTTGTCTCTCAACTCTCTATCGTGTTTTATCTGGTATGCTCTTTCGGCACCTGCCCAATAGAAAGGCACTTTCTTCCAGCCCTTGTTGGTGGTACAAGAGATGTCCAGCGTATCGTCGATATAGTCGAAGAGCGCCCTGTCGATAGTCTCGATGGTTGAGGGCTGGAACTCAATTTCTCCCAGTTTTACATCAGTTGGCATCGAATAGTCCCTCTCTGGATAGTGTACACATTGCTGTTATTTCGAACTTGTGGTCTATTTGTCCGAATAGTTCTCTTGGTTGCGAGAGTGTTGAGATTTCATAGTGTAGTCCTCCGTAGAGAACGAAGTCGCCTTCTCGAACGAATAAATCTTGATCTTCGGTTAGTCTTCGCTTATGGAAGTTGACGGTTATCTTGCTTGACTTATCAAGTCCGCTTGCGTCGTCTGCTTTTGTCTGGATGCTTTCGAAAGCAACGAGGGCGTAGACACGGACTGGTGGGAGGAATGACTTCTCTATTGCCT